ACTATTCCTTGATGTAGACCTCGGAGAGCCTACCAATGAGAACAATCGCCGTAGCGATCAAGACCAACCAAGTCGTATTGATGAAACGACTCCATACATCTTGATTGAACAGCATAGTTATTTGGACCTCGATGAAGATGGGTATAAAGAGCCCTACATCATCACATTTGAAAAGAAAACTGGAAAAGTGTTGCGTATTTCGACACGCTTTGAGCCAGATGGTATTGAATTGGATGATAAGGGTGAGATTGTTAAGATCACACCTGTTCAATACTATACCAAATATAGCTTTGTACCAAATCCTGATGGTAGTTTTTATGATTTAGGGTTTGGTATTCTTTTAGGTCCAATTAACGAAACTGTCAACACCCTCATTAACCAACTGGTTGATGCAGGTACACTTAGCAACCTACAGAGTGGTTTTATTGGCAAAGGACTACGCCTCAAGGTTGGTGACGAGAAATTCAAGCCGGGTGAGTGGAAGCCAGTGGCTTCATCTGGTAGTGATTTGAAGAATCAGATTGTTCCTCTCCCATCTAAAGAACCTAGTGATGTTCTTTTCAAGTTGATGGGTGCCATGATTACATCAGGCAAGGAACTGGCTTCCGTAGCTGAAATTTTCGTAGGAAAGATGCCGGGCCAGAACACCCCAGCAACTACGACAATGGCTACTATTGAGCAGGGAATGAAGGTATTCACTGCTGTCTACAAGCGTATCTATCGCGCTCTTGATAAAGAATTCAAGAAGGTTTACAAGCTGAATGGTGTCTATCTAAACCCAGAGACTTATGTTACTGTCTTAGATGCACCAGTTGGACCAGATGATTTTGATTTCACGACATACGATGTATGTCCGGGTGCTGATCCAACAGCTATGTCCAACACTGAGAAGCTTATGAAGGCCCAAGGACTCATGGAAATGATGCCTGTCTTTGGCCCCATGATGAATCCAGTGGAAGTGCTGAACCGTGTTTTACAGGCACAGGAACAGCCCAATTGGGAGAAGATTGTTGCTCCACAAGTAGCAGCAACAGGAGAACCTCCCCCACCGCCACCTGATCCGAAGGTAATGGCCGTTCAGGAGAAAGCCAAGACGGACCAAGCCAAGGTGATGATGGATCAACAAAACATGCAATTTAAACAGGCTCTCCAAGAACGGGATCAGCAGTTTAAAATGGCAATGGAAGCTGCAAAGCAGCATCAAGAGCAACAACATGCCCAAGTGATGCTTGCAATTGAAGCTCAAAGTAAGGCGCTACAGGCCCAGCTACAAGCAGCCGGTACTGCCCAAAAGGTGCAAGCTGACAGAGTTCAGCATGTGCAGAAGATTCAGCAAAATGCTGAGTCACATCAACAGAAACTAACCCACCAGAGGGGGCAAGCAAAATCATCACAGAAACCGACATCCAAGAGTGGAAAGCCAACGAAGTAACCAAGCGTTACATTGATGCCGTAAATGAACGTGCATTCGAGATTACAAAAGAACTAGCATCCGTAGATTCATGGGACATGGTGAGGTATAGGCAAGGGTATATCCGAGCCATGCAAGACCTGACAACTGATCCTGAATTTATGTATTTTACTGAGGAGACTCAATGATTCCACAAATTGTAGGCCATAGGCTTTTGATTAAGCCAATCACCTTAGAACAACATGACGAGACATTCGCTCGGGCACGAGCAGCCGGTTTGGAACTAATGCCCAAGACACAGCGACAGGAAGCATCAATTATTGATCGTGGTACTGTTGAACAAATTGGACCCACTGCATTTAAGGATTTTGGTGGGGAAGCATGGTGTCAAGTAGGCGATCAAGTCGATTATGTTCGACATGGTGGTAAGTTTGTAGTCAATCCAGATAACAAAGATGAAGACTGGTTGGTTATCAATGATGAAGATGTCCTAGTAGTGTGGAGGTCAAATGACTGAAGAAACCCAAGATGCACCTGACGTAATTGAAGGGCAGCAAGAACAAGAAGTTCAACAAAAATACACACCAACTCCTGTTGAAGAGGAGGCAATGACCCAAGGTTGGGTTCCCAAGGATAGTTTCAGTGGGGATGAACATAAATGGGTTGATGCCGGTGAGTTCCTTCGCCGGGGGGAATTGTTTAAGAAGATTGAAGATGTCTCTAAACAAGCCCGTCACGCCAAGCAAACTCTTGAAGAGTTTAAGGCACATTATGCCAAGGTAAAGGAAACCGAATTCCAGAATGCTTTGAAAACCTTACGAGCGGAACGCCGACAAGCTATTGCTGAAGGTGATTTTGCTACTGTTGAGGATATTGAGGAACGAATGGAGTCTGTCAAGGCTGAGGCAGAAACCGTTAAAGAAACAGCCAAGACACCTGAAGTCACTGTACATCCAGATGTTGCAGCATGGGTTGAGAACAATCCGTGGTACAACTCAGATTCAACTATGCGAGCTTTTGCTGATGCAATTGCCCTGAATCTGAACAAGGATGGTTTTACAGGCAAGGCTCTGCTAAAGGGCATTGACGACAAGGTGCGGGAAGCATTTCCTAGTAAGTTTAAGAATCCAAATAGGGAACGACCGGCAGCGGTTGAAAGCTCTGCAACTAAGAGCAAAGCAGCCCCAGTTGATGATTTTGAACTTACGGAACAAGAGAAACGCATCATGAATGCGTTTGTTAGAGATAAAGTAATGACCAAGGAACAGTATATTGCTGACCTTAAGAAAGTAAAGGGAGTTAAGTAATGGCTACTGAAAAACCCGATCAAGCTCAAGTGAGCCGCCCGCGTCGTACCCCGATTGGTAAGCGTAACAGACTAACGGTAGAAGGCCGTGACCCAAATTACCACTATCGAATTGTTAACGATGTTGATGGGCGTGTACAAGACCTTTTGGACCAAGACTATGAAATTGTACTCGATGCCAAAGTTGGCGATAAAAGAGTAAATGATCCTAGTTCCCTTGGCTCCGCTAAACAAATCTCAGTTGGCAATGGTGTTAAAGCTATTGTAATGCGTAAACGCAAGAATTGGCATGAAGATGACCAAGCGTTGAAGCAGAAGGAAATTGACGATTTGGAAGAATCTATGAACATAGCTGCCAAACGCGGATTTTAATTTCTCTTCGGTTGGCAGTGAGCACTTTTCTTGAAAGGAATCGCTCATGGCTAACGTATCACGGGTGAATGGGTTTCGACCTGTTAAACACCTAAATGGCTCTCCCTACAATGGGCAAGCCAACATTTATGAAGTTCCCGCTGGAGAAGCAATTCCAGTATTTATTGGCGATCTGGTAAAACTATCAGACTCAGCCCCCACCGGCAATTACCCGGCTGTTGAATCAGTGTCCACTGCTACTACGGCAGTCACTGGTAACGCATCGGTAGCGGTCGTTGGTGCTGTGGTTGGTATTTTTAACAGCAAAGTCGATGTCGATGGTAAGATGACAACTGGCTCTGTCAGTTTGGATATTCCTATCTATCGGCCAGCGTCTACTAAGCAATATGTTTTGGTAGCCGACGCACCTGACCTAATTTTTGAAGCAGAAGCTGCTGCATCTGTTGCTCTTGCCAGTCTTGGCTTGAACGCAGATATTAGTTCTGCTGCTCAAACTGCGGGTGGTGGTACAGGTACTTCGGGTCAAGGTGTATCTACGACTGCACCTTCAAGCACTGCAACTCGTCCCCTGACGATTGTGGGCTTTTCTACTCGTACTGATAATGAGCCTGTTTCTGCAAATAACAAAGTGTTGGTTCGTATCAACACACATCAATATGGCGCGGCTGGTCTAGCCGGTCATGCATAAGGAGGCATTATGTCAGGCGTAATTACTACCTCAAGTTTTGCCAAGAGTCTATTCCCCGGTGTAAATAAGTGGTACGGGGATAAGTACAATGAATGGCCCGTTGAATGGGATAAACTGTTTGAGAAGAATACTTCCAAGCGTGCTTGGGAAGAAGATGTCGGTATCTCGGGTATGGGTCTTCTGTCACAAAAGGCAGAAGGTGCTGGTATCACCTATGATAGCTCACGGCAAGGTTTCACGACTCGTTATAATCATGTGGTTTATGCCTCTGG